AGCAGGTAGCGTAGTAGTTCCTGCCAGGCCATTCCAAACGGTCCAGTTTTGCATCCCGCCACTTTTTCTCCAAGTGATCGTAGGTCAAAAACTGGCGGTTTTCCTTGTCGATAAATACCTCATAAGCAGGATTATTACCATCCAGCCGCAGATGATCCGGCAGAAAAAAGGCGGCTTTCAGAACGCCATCCTGCACCAGACAGTTCATAAACGCGAAATAGGTGCGGGTAGTATAGGTGTGGCCATAATAAGTCGTCTCCTTTTTTGGCTCATCCGCCATCGCCACTTCTTTCATCTCCTGCGATGCCGTCAGCGTCGGCATCGCTTGAAGCATGGATTTCTTCAAATTAACTCACCATCCTTTTCTCAAGATCCACCCCATACCAGACATTGGGCAGAAGTGTCTTTCCATCAATGGTAGCCACCACGATCTGCTGGATGCAGCCGGTGGCCGGGTCTTCCTTGGCAAACGCCAACACATCGCCTTTCCGGCGGCCCTTGGCTATGGGATCAGTGCCGCGGACGGCCGCATAACCGTCACACGCCTCTGCCTGGTCTTTGCGCACATGGCTGTTCCATTCCCGCTTGGGATGGTCTGCCATAAATGCGAGGCCATGGAGAAGCAGTTCCTCTTTCGTCAGCCGTTTGAGGACCGTCAGCTCAGTGCAGGAGATTTTGGAATCCACCTCGTCCTCGTCAATGTCCCCGCCGGCATTGACGATATAATATTCCGAATGGTCGATATCTCCGTAATAGTTCAGGCAATCCAGCGGGTTCTCCGCACAGTGGAAGCCATTTTGCCGGCAGTTGGCCTTATCAGTCACATTGAGGCCCATCTGAAACTGGTAATCAATGCAGATCATGCCGGGACGAAACCCTTTATACGCAATCATGCTCTGCCTCCTCATCCTGCCTTTGCCATGCCAAAATCCATCAGAGACATCTGGCCGTCAGCAGAAGGTTTTTTCTCCGGCGCCGGCTTAGGCTCCGGCTTTTTCTTCTCAGCAGGTTTTTTCTCGGTTTTCTTTTTCTTGGAGGACTTCACGGAAGACTTGCCATAGTAGGGGCGGGGGATAAATTTTTCTTCCTGCTCCTGGTCCTCTTTGGCGTCCGGATCGCGGAAATAGTCCTCCGACCACTGATAGCACAGGTCATCCGGAATATCGCAGCCATACCCCTGGCTGCCCTGGCCCGGCTGGATGCCGTTTGCTTTCAATTCGTCCTGGATATACTCCCATGCCTTGCGGCTGATGTACTGGAAGCAGTGAACCATTGTTTTCTTCGGGTGCATGGTGAGGCGGGCAAAGGCCGGATCTTCCAGGCACTTGGTCTGGATATACTCCGACACGCACTCCTTCATATTGCGCCGGGTCAGCTTTTCCACATCACCGCTGACCCGCTGCATGGAAGCAGCCACCACCTCATCGTCGCTCATGGCAGCCAGGCGGTCCATCTGTTCCTGCAAGGCCTTCTTCTTTTCCGCCTGTTTTGCCTCCCACTCAGCCTTCCGTTTGGCTTCGGCAGCCTCATGCTCGGCTCGTCGCTGTTCCTCGTCAGCGTCCGTATTGGAGGTATCGGCCTTGGCAGGCTCCGTCTGACCCTCATCGGCATTGTCCTCCTCATCGGTTTTTTCTGCGGGAGACTCGGCCTCGCCAGGCTGTTCCAGCTCTTCCGGGGCCTCATCCAAATCTCCGTCGTCCTCAAAAGCAGGCTGCGGCGCCGGCTCTGCGGCAGGCGGTACGGGCTGACGGCCGGCCGGCGGTACCGGCAGCTCGTCAAAGCTTTCCCCCTCCTCAAAGGCGCGCTCGCGGGTGGGCGAGGCGGCAGACGGTTTGCGGCTTTCCTGCATATCCAGCGACATTTCTGAAAAATATCCCATAATGAACTCCTTTCTGTTGACAAAAATGGCATGGAGCAGGTTAATCCCTGCTCCATGCCATCGTTTACCTGTGTCACAGCACATAGAGTAATGTGCTGAAGCTGTCGAAACAGTAACATATCACATTGGGATACTGCTCCGACCACTTTTTGATCCTGTCCTGCACCTCCTGGGCTTTCCGCTGGGCCGGGCCATTCCACGGCGGCGGGACCGTCACCGTAAAATATCCCTTATCCGTGCGGGGCCGCACATCAGCGTTCAGATGGGCGCATTGCTCCAGAAGCGCCAGAAGTTGCCCTCTCTTCGTCTCATTTACAACAACCATTGAAGCCTCTTTATGTCCCTTCTTTGATGTCCTTTTTGGCAAGCATGGGGGAAAACTTGACCTGCGGAAATTCATGCTCCCCATTGACATAGTAGTAGACCCTTCGTGGAGAATGGTCCAGTTCTACTACATCAGAGAGCGCCATTGGCCGCCCGTGGCAGCCCTCCGGCAGTTCCTCCCGGCAGTCAGCAAACAGGCGCTTCAAAATCTCTGCGTCGCTCTGTTCCACCGGGCAGTAGACTTCGCCAGACCCGGCCATGCGGTACATGGCGGCGGGCGGCTGTTCATAGCCGGCCTTTTGTAACGCCGCAAGTTCCTTGAAAGCAAATGGGATCGCTTTCTGCTCGTCCAGTTCCAGCTGATAAAGCACAAACCTCTGTTTCCGCCGCTGGGGTTCCAGCAGGGCGCCGAGGGCATCCCTGCCTTGCCGCAGGAAGGTTTCATGTTCCTCTCTGGTCAAGCCAAGATACTCCGTCAGGCAGGTCTTGTTTTCAGCCAGGTGCTGCCATAGTTCGATGCAGTCCTCAATATGCGCCAGCTCACACAAGCCGCGGAGGTACTGCGCCTTAAAACTAAGTCTATCGATCTCCTTTCTCCGTTGATTTTCCCGGCGAAGTGCCAGCTGCCAATCGTCAAATCCCTTATAGTTGGGATTCCAGGTCAGCCTCCGGCAGTTCATGCCATACTTCCGGGCCGTCAGGTAAATTTTCGACGCCCCGGCCATCGTCATTTGATTGTTGTACTTGTCCATATCGTGGGCTTCAATGATTTCCTCCGTGCCGTTCTGCGCCAAAAGGGCAAACAACGGGTCCAGCGGGCTGGTGTTGTTGGCCCCGGCAATCGCGGCAAAGGTGCGCCCGGTCAGACAATGGGAAATATCTGCTTTCAGCAGCCCCTCGATCACATAGACCACCCGTGCGGATGGGTCACCGATCAGATGTACCGGGCTGCCGGAGCCTGTCCCGTCCGTCTTTGAGGAAGAGGAAAACCAGATGTACTTGGCCCCCGGTTTTTCCGGCGGGTCATCCTTGTGTTTCAGCGGTACATCCAGCATGATCTGAAATCCCTGAAGCCGGCCGTCAAAGCCTATGGCGGGGATCAGGATGCCGGAGGTTTTCTTATAAAATGCCATTGTCCAGTGGCCGCTGTCGTCCCGGTAAAATCCGGGTACGCCCTGCACCCTGCAGCCCTGCCTGATCAGCCGGTCCGTGATAGAGCGGCATAAGAAGGGCGGCGGGGTACTCTTAAAGCCCAGCGCCTCGATTTGTTCATCAGACAGCCCGCGCTTTGGCGAGCGCAGATGTTCCCGATGGGCCGGCCGCAGCGTAAGCTGGGCCAGCAGCAGGGATAGCGTCTGGTGGATCTCGGCCGGGCTGGCTTTGTCCGACTGCGGCACAGTTTTTCGCTCGGAAGAAGAATGACCTGCAGCGGTCGCCCGGGCCCCCGAAGATGGGGACCCGGTGCTGACCGGCTGCTGTGGGGCTTCATTCCCGGAGCGTGCGTGTTCCTCATGGGTATTGTCACACAGAGCTTCTGCAATCTCCCAATAAGCGTCAGAGGTCGTCGTGTGATTGAGTTTTGCATACAGCGCCAGCATTCCGCCATGTTCGTCGCAGTGATTGCACCGCCAGACATTTTTGACGAAATTGACATTCATCCGCCCGCGGCGGTCGCCGCAGAACGGGCAGTCCACATAGACGCTGTTTGCCTGCTGGCGCCTGACCCGCAGGTGCAGCAGTTCCACAACTTCCATGATACCGAAGGGAAATTCATCCGGGTACGAGCCCATCTGTCATTCCTCCCTTCATGCCCTCGCCGGGGACCATATCAGCCGGCCTTTTGAAGTGAATCCAAAACCAGCTGGGCGGCGGCGCGGACCATGTTGTTCTTGCTTTTGCCCGGGATCAGGTAGTACCGCAGATTGACAGGCCGCTTCTCGGCCACCTGGGCAATCGTCATACCCTTGCAGATGCCATCGTCTACGATGACCTGCTGGGCCTGTTCCAGCGTCATGACCTGCAGAATATCCTCCATAGGCGTGTCCTTCGTATAAGAGGGGGTATCCACCGCAGTATCCACCGCTCCGGCAGCGCCATCTTCGGGCTGCAGCGGCTCGGCGGCGGGTTCGGATTCCTCCGTGTGCTGGACCGGCAGCTCCGTTACATTGCCGCGGACGGGCAATTCATCCGCCTGCTCATTTTCAGCCGCCGGCTGTTCCGTCTTTGGCGAAGCGTCAACCGGGAGCGTATCGAATTTCTTCGCCGGCTCCACCGGCAGGTGCTGCTTCACCGGTTCCGAAGCAGTGTTTTCCTTCGACGGGGCCGTTGTCGCTGTTGCCGCCTTTTCGCCCTCAAACGCCCTCTGCGGCGTTTCAACGGGGCTGGCAGGGGATTTCCCCTCGGCAGGCTCATCGGCCCTCTGAGGGGCGCTGTGGGGCTCCTGCGGCGGTGCCGTGCATGCCGCCGGCCCGGCAGGCGGTTCTGCGGCCTTTTTGACAGACGCTCCGGCGCTTTTCTCCATCAGATCGGCCTGGGCGCCGGCGCTGATCAGCTGGATGCCAAAACCGGCGTCCGTAAGGGCCTGGCTCAGCGCCTCATTTTGGGCGGCTTTCACGAAGTCGCGGCTGTCCTGGGTAGTCTGCTGGGCCGTGCTCATACTGAACGGCTCCGCGTCACTGCGGTCCAGGAATACCTTGGCCTCAAAAATCGCCATCTGCTCCGTGATCCGCAGCGCCGTCAGACGCATACGGCCGTTGGGATGGGCCATGCGGAACCAGAGTTTCTGGTAAGGCAGGTCCAGCTTCAGGGTGTCCTTGGTGCGGCGGAGGAACTTGAGCGGGTCAAAGCCCGGCACCTTGTTCAGTTCAGCGGCCGCAGGCACAGTTTCGTACATCGTTTTCGCATTGCTGTCGTTCATGTCATATACTCCTTCCTGTGTAATAAATAGGAGACGCGGGGCAATTTTCTGCACCTTGCGCCTCTTTTTTAACCAGCGTATTTCAGTTCTTCTTCCAGAGCCGCCGGGACCGGGATTCCGGCCCGCTTGGCATAGGCCTTATAGTACATGCCGATGCGCTTGCCCAGAAGCGTATTCCTCTTGACGATTTCATTCCGGTGGATCGCCATAAACAGCACCTGCTTTTGGCCGATCAGCACCACGCGCTTTTTGGCCCGGGTGATGCCGGTATAGAGCAGGTTGCGGTAGAGCATGACGGTGTGCGCTTTCAAAAGCGGCATGATGACCGTTTCATACTCAGAGCCCATTGCCTTGTGGATGGTGGTGGCGTAGGCTAGGTCCAGATTGACCATATCCTCTACGCTGTATTCCAGCTCTCGGCCCACACCGAAATCCAGGCCGACGCGCTTGCCATCTTCATCGTCTTTGATATAGCGGATAAATCCCAGGTCGCCGTTGGACACCTTGGCGGTGTTTTTGGTCTGCATGATCCGGTCGTTGACCCGGAACACTTTGACGCCGATCTTGATTTCTTCCTCGGCAGAGCGGAACGGGTTGACCACCTCGCGGATGGCCTCGTTGAGTTGTTCCGCCGACGCAGCGCCTTCCGAACGGAAGGGAGACAAAATCTGCACCCGGTCGATGCCGCTTTCCGCGATTTCCCGGCAGTAACGGGCGATGATCCGCTCCGCAGCCTCCGCCTGGTTATCGCTTGCCATAAATACAAAGTCCGGCCCAAAGTACAGCTTGGTGTTGCCCTCGTTGATGAATTTGGCGTTATAGGCGATCAGGCTGTCCTTGGACTGGCGGAAGATCTGGTCCAGCACCGTGACGGGAATCAGGCCGCAGTCGATCAGTTCGCGGAACACAGTTCCGGCGCCCACACTGGGGAGCTGGTCGGGGTCTCCCACGAGAACGACACGGGCCCCATCCTTGATGCGGGAGAAAAACTTGTCTGCCAGCCACATATCCACCATAGAAAACTCGTCCACGATGATCAGGTCCGCCGACAACGGCTCCTGCTGTCTGCTGCGGTTGGCGTCGTCTTCTTCACTGCCGAGGCCCAGGCCGCTGTGGAGCGTCCGCGCCTTGTCAAAGCCAGTGCTTTCCGCCATACGCCGGCTGGCACGGCCGGTCGGCGCCATCAGAACGATTTCGCCTTTCGGATGCAGGCGGCGGTAGACTTCCAAAATGGTCTTGAGCACCGTTGTCTTGCCGGTGCCGGGAGAACCTGTGATAATGGACAGGCTGTGGCGGTAAGCCGCGTAGACCGCTGCCTCCTGTTTGGAAGACAGCACAAGCCCCATTTCACGCTTGACCTGCTCCAGCGCCTGCTCAATGCGCTCCGGCGCAGACGGCTCTATCAGCCGCATGGCAATACGCCGGGCCGTTTCATCTTCCTGTGCGAATGTGCGGGGCAGGTAGATGTTATCTTTGACGGATACCACCTCGCCATGAAGAATCATGTCCTGAAGCACATCCGCGACCTCCTGTTCATGAAGCCGGAGAGACGGGACGGGGATCTTTGCGTTGAGAAGCCGAAGAGCCTCCTTCCGCAAAGTTTCACCAGGCAGGAACAAATGTCCTTTGCCGCCCTTGCTGTCCTCCAGCGCCCAGAACAGTGCGCCCTTGACCCGCGTGGGGTCATGCAGGTCGCCGCCGTTTTTCTGAACGATGGCATCTACCCGGAGAAATCCAAAACCGGATACCTGGCACAACTCAAAGGGACTCTTTTTCAAAATATCCACACTGGCGGGCCCAAAGTGCTGGTAAATCTTTAGGGCCGTTTTCGGCGTGATCTTGAATGGGGAGAGCAGCGTCATCAGGTCTTGGAGCATCCGGCTCTCCGCATACGAGGTTTTGATGTCCTCCAGCTTGCTTTCCGTAATGCCCTTGACCTCCAGCAGCCGCTCGGGGTGATTTTGCAGAATATCCAGCGTTTCCACGCCAAACCGGGAAACGATCTGCGCGGCAGTTGCCGGCCCGATGCCTTTGATGAGGCCGGAGGCCAGATAGCCCTCCACACCGTCCCTGGTCTTGGGAACGATCTCACGCCACTGTTCCACCTGAAGCTGCACACCATATTTGCCCTTTGTCCATTCGCCGTCCAGTTCCAGCTCTACCGCATCCGTGCGGGGCAGTTCATAGCCCGTCGCAACAAAGCGGATCAGGTGGTCCTTGTACCGGCGGGTGGAACGAGCCTCCTGGGGCACCTCCTTATCAGCGGTTTTTACGCTGATGATGCAGAACCTGTTTACGGGGTTGTGGTAGATCGTCCCGTCATAAGTTCCTCTATGGATCACTTCTTTTTCCCTCCTTTTATGCCGCCTCGCCGTCACACTTGACTACGAACCGGCGTGACACTGAGACAGTCACATATTGTTCGTAAATGTCCGGGTGGTCCAGCTTCAACCGTTTCAGATTATCCTTGTCGATACCAGGGGTTCGTATCGGATTGTAAGTGACGGTATAGTTCACCCCATCCTGCTGGCAAATGGCTTTGCAGCTTTTCCCCATTTTGGCAATGATGGCAGCCTTCAGCCGCTTCATATCTTCCTCGATTTCCTTTTTGCCGGCTTCTGCGCCTTTTTTCTGCTCCTGAAGCTGGAGAAAACGCATCAGCTTGGCCGTCAGAGATAAATCGAGTGACACAGCGGGGGCCTCCTTGTCAGCGGGGCCAGTGTACCGGCGCACGCTCTCGATCACGAGGTCTCCATCTTCGGTGTAAGGCGGCGGCGTTCTGGTAAGCACATGATTTTCCCAGAAATTCTGCTCCAGGAAAATCATCTCATCCTCATAGGCCAGATCCCTCTGCATATCACGGATAATACTTTCCTGCTCGTTGTTGCCATACAGGCAGCAGAAGAAACAACGGTCCACATCCATGACGGCCATGTAATGCCGCCCCTGGGACTCATAGTAGGCCGGAATGGTTTCCTCACCATCCAGCCACCAGTTATCTTTGGCGTTGTAGTTTGTGGTCTTGATCTCCAGAATAGCGGTGGTGCCGTCCGGCAGTTCTACAAAGTAGTCCACATCCGCCAGCATCCAGGGATACTTCGGGTGCTGGAACATCTTTTTGATCTGATAGACCTTGTAGCCGGTCCGGTGCTGGAAGATCTTCGCCACCAGCGGTTCCAACAGGTGTCCCATCTCCAGGGCCACCCAGTTGTCCTCATGGTCCTCGACCACGGCAATGTTCAGCTTGTCATAAAACAGATCCCGGGCCGTCCGCCACGGTGAAATGCCCAGCAGAGCTGCAACATCGCTGCCTCCAATACCTTTCCGGCGGTAGGCAAGCCATTCTTCTTCGGACAAGCCTGCCGTATCCACCAGCACCATGGGCTGATGCCGCTCTTTGACAGCCACACTGCCTGCCGGCATACTCAACACCCCCTCCGCGTCCTGCGGGGAATGACGGGCGCCCGAATCACCGGGCAATGCTTCTGTGCGGACTGGTTCAGTTTCTGATACTGCCGCCAGCTCTCCATCGGTTTCCTCTTACTCGTCAGAGACTCCTGACTTCGCTTTTTTACATTCATGTTCATACCTGCCTTCTGTAATTTTGATATATCCTCAAAGCCGTTTCCGGCATTTGGGCAGAAAAAAAGCGAGGGTGACAAAGGCCGTAACGCCTGATGTCCATAGCTGCCTATGAACCAAAGTCATCCTCGCTGATGGGAACAAAAGTCCCGGAAAAATAAAAAAGCCAGTAATATACTGGCCCAGAGGGGCGCAATAATACTACTGGCACAAGTACAATCTTGACTGCGTGTGCAATGCAGATTTTTCAATCCGCGGTACAGAAACTAAGTCTGTATCCCACAAGGGGAGCGCACAAAAATCAATTACAGAAACAGTGTAGCACAACATCTTGCGTTAGTCAAGAAATATCGTCTATATATAGTATATTTCTGTTACTGAAAATGGCAATATGCAAATAAATTTATCTAAAGGCACAGGATTTGCAGAAATTTGGCCGCCATCTCCTATATATAGGGCGTACAGACATGGCATGGGATTCCATAGTCAGTCTGCACGCTCTTTTTGTACCTTGACAAGCCCCATAACCTTTTCCATTGGAGTTATACAGGGATCGCGGACAGTGTGCGATGACCACATGGAGCCCGCCCACGATTGAAATACCGCACAGCGGGCCCTGGCAATACGCGGCGGAAAGCCCCGGCGCAGGAAATGGCCTTTGGAAGAGACCCTACACTTCCCGATGAATTTGAATGACTTCATTGTTTTTGTTGAAAACCTTCTTCTACAAACAGTAAAGGATATATGTAATTGCAAATAAAGGAGGGCAATTATGGAAAAAAGAAAACCCAATGACCTTTCACCGGATCAGTGCTTGGCGGTCGATACGGAATCGCTTTGCAAACTGCTCGACTGCGGGCGGCACACGGCCGTCCAGATCGGCGACCTGGCCCACGCCCGCATTACCATGAATTCTCGTGTCCTTTGGAGCGTTCAGCGCGTGAAGGAATATTTGTACGAGATCTCATGCTAACAGAACCTTGCCCATTCCGGGCACAGCAACACACAAAACATCGGGAGGTATCAGCCTATGCCAAAAGTTAGAAAAGACAACAAAGGCCGCAACCTGCGGCCAGGAGAAACACAACGCTCAGACGGCAGCTATATGTTTGTCTATAAGCTGGGTAAGAAGAAAAAGTACATTTATGATTTTGACCTTGCCAGCCTGCGGGCCAAAGAAAAAGTGCTCAACCGTGACAGCGAAGACGGTATTCGCACCCAGGAGGCTATGAAAATCACCCTAAATGATATGTTCAAAGTCCTCATGGATACGAAGATCCAGTTAAAGGCTTCTACACGGGCAAATTACGAATATCTTTGGAGCAACTATGTGAAGGATGAGCCGTTTGCCAACATTCCCCTGCCCAACATCCGAAAGAGCGACATCCTGACATTTTACACGAAGCTTTTGAAAAAAGGCTTTGCGGTCAATTCCTTGGAAAGCATCAATAACCTGATTCACCCCACGCTTGAATTGGCGGTCGATGATGACTACATCCGAAAAAATCCAAGCAAAGGCGTCTACCGCTCTCTCAAAACAGAGGGAGCCGGGGCGCCCCCGAAGAAAAGAATCGCGCTGACCATGACACAGCAGAAGAACTTCCTTCGGTTCATTTCCAAGTCACCGATGTATAGCCACTGGCTGCCTGTCATGGTCGTACTGCTCGGTACGGGAATGCGTGTTGCGGAATGTACCGGCTTAACTAAAAATGATGTGGACCTGGAGAACAACACCATCTCTGTCAATCACAACTTGATCTATCGCGTGATTGATGGGAAAGCAGGTTTTCATATCACCACCCCTAAAACAGCCAGCGGCACCCGCACCATCCCTATCCTGTATCCGCAGGTTGCTGAACAGCTCCGCACATTGATTGAAGTCATGGACACACTCTATCCGGAAGACCTTGTGATGAATGGGTATCACGGTTTCCTTTTTAGGAATCGGGAAGGTTACTTTCTCAGTGCCCATAATATCAATCGGGCCATCCAGCGTATCTCCATCGCCTACAACGCCGAAGAAATGGATCAGGCTGAACTGGAAGATCGTGAGCCGGAACTGCTGCCGCATTTTAGCGTACATAACATGAGACACACATTCTGCACGCGGCTCTGTGAAAGCACGAACGACATCAAGTTTATCCAGCAGGTGATGGGCCACGCTGATTTTTCCACAACTATGGATATTTATACGCATATTACACAAGAAAACATGAGGGAAAAAGCAGAGGCAATCAAGGGTAATTTGGTGCTAATGTGAAAATTGCAAAAAAGGGCAAATCCGCATAAAAAACACGGATTTGCCCTTCATTTTGGCCCGTCTGATGCCGTCTGATTTCAAGCAAAAGTTGTAGAAAAGTTGTAGTTGTAAGCCCTTTTTACTACATCTTGTGCCGTCCTGTTTCGTCAGACGCTATATATTGTGGAATTTTAGTCCAAAGGCTTCATCGTGGGGAATATTATCCCGGTATCATCATAACTTCTCATAAGTTCTTATAACCCTTGTGCTACAACGTTTTGAGGACTTTTATAATAACGTAAGTTCTCATAAATTCTTATAACTTTTCGGTCAATTGGTGTCAAAACCGGTGTCAAACCCAGCTTAGGACACTCTGATTTTTCCTTCAAGATTTGCGAAGCTGGACATCTTCTTTTCCTTGGTCGCTTCGTTGTAGACATCCATCGTTGTCTCGATGTTTCGATGCCCCATAATCTCTTGGATTACCTTTAGGTTTGTTTCGTTCTCGCAAAGGCGAGTACAGAATGTGTGTCTGAGATTGTGTGCGCTGAAGTGTGGAAGTAAAACTGGTTCTCGGTGTTCTTGTTCTGCACGCTCTGTTTCCTCGGCATTGCAGTCACGAATAATTCTCTCAAGCGCTCTATTGATGACGTGTGGATTTAGCATCTCTCCGAACCGGTTCTTAAAAATGAAGTTCGTGTATCCATCAACCTCGCACTCGTTGAAGCCTTCCTCCATATGTTTCAATCGAATCTGGAGTAAAGCTGCTCGCACGTCAGAAAACATTGGAATGATTCGCGTGCCAGCCCGTGTCTTCGGAGTAGTGATGTGGAGCTCCATCTTCCCGCTTTCTTGTTGACGATATATCAAATTATGGTTAATGTCAATAATATTCTGCGTGAAATCGCAATCTTCCCATCTCAATCCGAGGATTTCTCCTATGCGTGCGCCTGTCCCAAGCATGACCGTAAACAGCGGCATCCAGTGTTTGTACGTTTTCGAACTGGAAACAAAATCGAGGAACCTATTCTGCTGTGTCTCTGTCAACGCATGACGCTTTGGCTTCTCCCAGTTATGACTCTTCTTGATTTCTGCAATCACACCGTCGGTAGGGTTTGTTCTTATGAACCCATCCCTCACTGCTACATTAAAGACCGGATGAAGAATCGTATGAATTATCTCCATACTGTTTGGCTTAAATCCAATATCTTTAATGAGGTGGATGTAAAACCGCTTGATATCGCTATACTTGATGTCGGCAATGTTTTTCGCGCCTATTTCGTCCTGTACATACTTCCTGTACATATACTTATAGTTGGTTCTTGTAGATGCTTTAAGCTCATACTTGGTCTCAATGTAGGCGTCATAAAAGCTGTTCAGCGTCATCCTGTACGCCGTATGTGAGCTGATGCCGTCATCAATATCCCTTTGGATTCGTTTTATCTGAGTCCTTAATGGTTCTGTGCTACGCTTACCATCAGGCGCTTTATCTGACTCTACAAGCTTCCAGCTATAAATCGCTCGGCGTACTCCACCAGAATCAGTATAGCGGTACATATACTTCCCGTCGCTTCTCTGCACCTCACCTTCTCTCAGAACTCTGCCTTTGTTGTCTTTTCTTTTTTCAGGCATGGCTACTCCTTTTTGTCTGAAAATGAATATCAACATGGCATTCTCAATATACCATAGTCTGGATTCACTTTCAAGTTAGATGTCATATAAGGTTGAGTTGGTCAACAAACCGCTCGAATTTTGTACGTTTAATCTGTGGGCGTGTGCCATTCCAAAGAACAAAATCAGCGTCTTTGTTTTCGCTGACAATCTTACGCAGCTTGGTTTCTCCGATGCGGAAGTATTGTGATGCCTCCTGAATTGTCAGTGTGTACCTTTCCCAAAATGGGATTTGCAGGGTGTTAATAATCTCGCCCCCTCGTGCGCTGCGCGTATGTAAAAAAGAAAGGGCTGGCAGTGAAGCCAGCCCCATGTCTACCTCTTGAGTAATAAGGAACCTAATCAACGATACTGATTACTATGTAAGCAATGACTACGATAATAACCGGAATCCAGACAGGCGCAAGTACCCACCACCAGCTCCAGTCAATCACGCCAATCAGCTTTAGAACGATAAAAACTACGGCGAGTACATCGCACAATCCAAGACCTTTCGAAGATGAGTCTTTCATGTGTGGTTCCTCTTACGCCTTGCTATCCGTGGAGCCCATACCGCCGTTTCTGACGCCGGTTGCATCATCGGAGTATGTAATCCCATACGGAATGAAGATTGCCTGCATAAAGCCGTTACCGGCTTCAACGTGCACAATCTTTTGACTCTTGCTGTCGTTTGTAATCTTGGCGAAGATGTGCCCCTCGTTGTCGGAGAAGTAATAATCGCTGTCGATAACGCCCATCGTATTGTCAAACTGCATACGGAACTTGAAGCCCAGACCACTACGCGGCAGGCAACCGAGCCACCAGCCCTCGTCAATCTTCACTCTGATACCGGTGGGAATCTTCATTGTTTCGCCGGGGCGCATCTCAAATGTAAATGGTGCCTTAAAGTCATAACCGGCGGAGCCAGTCGTTGCTCTGCTGGGGAGCGCAATTTCCTCCCACATCTTTTTAAGGTCATCTTCGATGGCAGGCGGCAATTCCTGCCCCCTATAGAATTCATCTTTCATCGCGTCACGGAACTGTTCAAAGCTGACCTTTTCAAATTCTCCAACTCTCTGCATTGTGTCCTCCTTAGCTATTTGTTTTGCAAGTACAAGACGGCTCAACCCACCAAGGCTTAACCGTTTCTTGGTAGGTTTGGAATGGTGGAAAATACATGGTGTCATCATCCTCGGTCGTTTCAGTGACCGTTTCTCTCACGACTTTTCCGTCCGCATCGTACTCGCGGACAGTTTCTTTGATTGTGCGTTTAATCATATGTTCTCCTTATTTTCGTTTGGACGTTTTACTCTGTTTTTGTATAGAGACCGCAGTGGCAGGTTCCACTTGCCATCTCTCTGAACTCCTTACACATACACTTTGTATCCTCGTTCTTTTCGAGGGAGCATGGGCAGAAGCCATTATTGTCTTTCAACGCTTTGCGCATATCGTTAACGAACTTTTTGTCTGGATTGATGTTGATTTTCATTGATGTCTTCTCCAATATGTTTAACTGTCGAACCGCTCTGCGTATTGATTATCAGAAGCAAGTTCGACGCCAAGCACTTCATCAAATATGTGCTTTTGGTTTGGGATGTATCGTCCGAACTTCACAATCACATTTCCATAAGTGGCAAGCTGTTGAATCCATTCAGGGACTTCTTCAAAGTAGTAACCAGTATAAATGACAACGTCGTCTTTGCACTGGAATTGACCGCGAAGAACCTCAAGAAACGAACACAGCTCATCAAATTGTTCAAGCGGTTCAAGCCCACCAAACACGATTGATTCCGTAAGCGGATTATTCAGATACCGGAGGCACAGTTGTTCGTCGTCAATATTGATGGGGGCGCTTGCACGCCACCCATCATTTTGACAGACCGACAACGGGATACCTGCTTCAATACAGCATTTACCGCCACAAGAAATCGTTCCAATGAACATCGCTGGCTTTTTATAATTAGTGAAGTCTTCATCCACAATTGTCTTTACTCTCATTCGCTCATAGCCTCCGCATAGCTGTACCACTGTCT